TTATAACTATTCCGTTTAGTTTGCAAAGTGGGTGTGAGTAAGTTCATAACTGGTATAGCAAAACGTTGTTCTGGCAGTTTCAAGATTGTTGTTATTACTTTGGTTGTAATCCAAAGTACTCATATCTTTTGGAAAACAGTTTTTAAACACTATAGTCTTTCTTACTCCCCAAGGATTATTATAATTTGCGATGCCTAATCCTGCAGACCCATTATTAGTCTGGTTTACTTCTCGTTGCTGTTGGGTATTACCAATGCCAGTTCTGGTCATTAAATAGCAGGTTATATCTTGTTTTAAGTTTGTTATATTGTTATTACTATAAACTGCGTCGTTTCTAGCTATTGTGGAGTAATACGACATTAAGATGATCCATGGTCTAATTATGTAATCAATGAAGCTGACTGTGCTTTCGTAAAATGTTAAACCGAGCTGTCCAAATAAAGCGCTATTTCTACCTCCAGCGAAAGGAACACTTCTAAAACCTCTAACATCCATTTCAGGTACTGATGAAGTATTAATCTCTCCGCCAAAATCAAAGGACCTACAAAATATGCAGCCTACATTTTTAACAAATTTATCAGACTCAAGAGTTTGTTTTGCTAAGTCATTATTTGCAAAAGTCTCACTTAAATTTCTTAAATTTTGCTCAGTTATTAAATAAGGTATATCAAACTGAACTATCCAGAAGCTGTTTATTGGAACAGATGCTCCATATTGAGATAACGCATCTAGGAATTTCGTATGCGGCGCAGCAATGTTGGTTACCAGGTTCGCGTTAGGTGGAGGTACATTAAATGGTTCACCAGGTTCACTTCCGTTACCTACAATTAACCCCTGTAAGAGATCTGCCATGTAATTATTTATAAATTTTTTACTCTAATGCATAAAAAAACCCTCGGCTTTTTGGCCGAGGGTTTGTGAATTAATTAAAATTAAGGAGCGACAATACCTGTTACTGTTCCAATAGTACGAGGGGTGGCCTCTACAATAGGAACACCACTTGGTAGTGATTTCTCCCAATACTGGTAAGCTATTTGCGCTGTAAAGTTTACAACCTCACCATTACCAGTAGTATCCATTGCAATATTTCCAACAGATGTTGGGTATATACCAACTAAAGTATAAGCAGTGACCACTGAGTCTGGGCTTGCATTATCGTAGGTGTAAAAAGACAACACATTTGTGTTCTTTACTGTGTAAGCACCACCAGATTGTCTATCATCGAATGTAGCAAAAGAGATGCCTTCGAAGAAGTTTCTGATAATTTGTGGGCTGTCGCAATAAAATGTCAAGTCCATGGTACCAGCATATTGAGCAGTGCCAGGTACTGAGAAGTTTAATCCCATAAATGGTACAGCTACTGAATTAATGGTACGGCTTGGCAATTCAGCCGTCTTTAAATAGACGAGTGAATCTGGTCCGAGTTCAAAGCCTTCGTAAATAAAGCTGTTAACTCTGTATTGGTGATTGCGCAAGAAATCTCTCTCTTGCATCACTCTGAAATAATCTGTTATGTTAAGTGGCATATGTTAAAAATCCTTTATTTGTTTAGATCAACTCGTTAAAATCTTGATCAGTTCTTGTAGCATAGAAGTTCACCAAGATAAACTCTGCTGCACGAGTAGGCTTGATGTATATATCAACAATCAATTGATTGTTATCAATTACCGTTGGTGTGTTGTTTCTTGCATCGCATACGATTAAGAAGTCATACATACCTTGATTATTTTTTACAGTATCAAAAACGGGCTTGAGAACATTAATCACGTTTGTTCTTGTAATCAGAGTATTAGGCTCGAATACGAAGTACTTAAGAGTTGTACGTGTAACCTTCTCCAAGTACAAGAACAATCTTCTAACGTTGATTCGGTCAAAGGCTGAAGGTGTAGATAACTTAGTCTTTTGACCGAATACTGTGATGCCATCATTAGGGAACTTAGTGATGGGGTTAATACCTTGCTTGTATAGCAAATCTCTGTTGCGTTGGCTTGGAGCTACCGCAATGTCCAGCACTGGAGTAGTAAACTTACCTCTTGTAAAACCTGCTGGAGCAAACCATGGCGCGAAATTCGAATCATCCGCAGCCATCATACCAGCAATTAAACCAGAGACTGGCACCCAAACATTAGCACCAGAAGCAAGATCATTTACCAAAGCCCAGTTGCCGTAAACTGTCGCAAAACTTGTGCTGGTAGTATCAAATTGATTTCTTAGCGGTGTATTAATGTGCTGAGTAAAGGTGTTGTTCTTATTAGAAAGAACCTTTGTTCTAGCACCAGAAACAAAGATGGGGCGCAGAGGGTCAGCAATGAACAAGTGATCTTTTCTTGCATCCTGAGCAAAAGATCTGAAGGCTTCATATACTGCCAGGTAATTATTTTTTAAAGTCTGAGCATCATAAGAAAATGCTGCTGCTTGAATAGTTGGAATGGTAGTTGTTAGCGTATCTGCGGCAAGATCTCCGTTTGTACGATAAAATCCTGTAGAAGTACTACCACTCGGAGTAGCTCCAATGTTTACTACAACTGTATCATCAAAAGCTGCTAATTGATTGCCTGTAGTACTAGAACTTAAAGTATTGCAGATGGAATACATTGTACCTAAACCAGCTTCTACTGACAAGTCAATTCTTAGAGCATCAACATCATCAATTGTCTGGAATACTCTGTCAATCTTAGCTGGAATATTACCTACAGCAAAAGGTGAAGCAGAGCCATTTGACCCTAAAGATGTAGCAACTGTTGGACAGTAGCTAACTAAAGATGTTAATGGAGTTAAGCGTGCATTAAGAACCGTTGTTAAAGTAGTTGCAGCGGAAATACAAATATTATTTAACCCAATACCATAAAGTGGGGTATTTTCAAAAGCGACATTAGCTCTTACTGCTTCAGTCTTAGCTAGTGAATCTGCTGCTCCGTGATGGAAAAGAACAAACTTGCTAGGTTTACCTTGCACGTTAGTCCAATCTCCTGAAGTTGTTGAAATGTTCGGGTTAACTACAATAGAAATAAATGTTGAATCATTTTCAACATCTCCAACAAAGAATCCAACAGGTTGGCCACCGTTTTGAGATTGAATTTGTCTTCTGCTGTTAAAAGATCCTAAGAAACCATCCGAAAAAGTGTAATCCAATGTAACAGCCTGTGGAGTATAAATTGACTGTCTTAACTTTGCAACTCTGAGACTTGTAGAGTCAATAAATGAACCTTGGAACAAATCAATATTTGGGTTTTGTTGTTCAATTTGACGAGAAACAGAATCTTTGCTGCTGGTGAGTGTTGAGTCAAGCAAGAAGTTAAGTCTTTCCTCCGGAATTGTTAAGAATTCAGTGGCGCTGACATCTCCATCATTTACTGGTGCATATTTGATGTTATCTACACTAATAAAATCAGTTTGCGGATTTGCATCTAAGCTGTCAGCAAAGCCAATTGTATAACCTTCAAGAGACTTGCTATCGAATGTGGATTGAAACTTGTTAAGAACAATCATACCAGCTGAAGCTAGTGTAGCGAAAGTAGCGAAATTATTTCCAGGAGCAATAGCTGTCTTAACTACTGTATCTGACCATGGAATATCTCCTTGAACTAATTGTAAATATTGCGCTTCTGTTATTTCTAGGTATGATGGAGCTCCAATGAAATAACCTAAGTCTTCTTGAGAATAAGTTACATTAGCGGTACCTGATAAGGATTGATGGAATGGTAAAGCGGGATAGGCTAAGCAGCTATATTTTTGCGTATTAGAACCAGCCCCTGATCCAGGACCATAAGGCAATCTGGAAACAATGGGTCTACCCCCACCACTTAAAATACCTCTTACTGAGTAGAAAAAGTATCTTTCTGCTGCATTTGTAGGGGTTCCGTAAATGGTTGTAAATGTTTGAATATCAGGTATTTCAAGCACCTCTTCAATTGGGCCTTGAGATGAATAACCTAATACCAAAACATTTGTACCATTTGGAACAACTGCTCTAAGAGATAAATCTACCTCATTGATCTGAACACCAGGACTTTCTATAGTTTGTGTTGGCATATGTTTTAATTATTTATGTTTTGGCAATTAAATTTTTTTAAGTATTGACGTTAAATGTTAATTGGCTAAAATCAAAAGTAAAACTAGAAGTTATTTCTTCACTGCCTTGATAATTAAAATTTATACCGTTTAATGAGGTGGCAAAACATTGAGTAAAAACAAATTCCCCCAATACTTGATTGTACTCGTTTAATGGTTGCAGAGAGATTTGAGAGGAGTACTGAGGAATGTAATTAGGTTTTCTTGGATTTATAATAGTATTTGTACCAGCATCAACTCTATTAGAACTGTTGTTTGCGTCAAAAACTGAATTTGTTGGATCGTTTAATAAAGCTAACCATTTCCAAATTACATAGTAGTTATAAAATTCACTATCTATATTAAAGTTTACAGTTACTGGTTCGTAAGCTGGTCGAGAAAAAGAGGTTACTTTGGGTACCTGGCCTTGAAACGGAACAGTCACTGAAGGCACAATTATGGATGGTACTACGTTGCCCCACACAGACATTTGCAGCTTATCAGAAATTATTTTTGATGGAGTCTCATTACCATATCTTACATCTATGTTGCGCAAGGCCAGTGGCATAGTAATAATCAGCAAGAACTTATCAACTCTGGCTTTGTTAAGAACAGCCTGGTTGAGGTAGTTATTTTTTTCTGTAATATCTTTATAACTCATAGTTTATTTCTTTTTCCAATTAACTCGCTTAGAACTTTTCTTTTTGTACATGCTGCCTTTTATGGGTTTGCAAGCAGCTTTTGTGGGTCTACAAGCAGG